GCATCAAATCCAATAAAAGAATATAAATTTGTTATACCATTCAATGTTCCTGAACTGTTTGGAGCGTCAACGCCAGCTTCTAATTCTATAGTTATAGGATGACGATTAAAATCATTTAGTATTTCTTTTTTAATTCGATCAAAGTTTTCTTTAACAATTTTGTTTCTTATAGCCATGTAATCTTTGTCGTTTTGCAAACTTTGAAACATTTTTACATATTCTGGATTCATATTAACGATCTGGCTTTAAATATAAAGTCTGGAAACGAACACCGAATAAACCGTGTGGTCTATTTGAGGAATTCAAAACAAATCGCGCACCATCAAGTTCAAAGCGGCGACCATCTTTTATATATTCATAATCATCGACTCTAATCTTTATTCTAACTGTTCCAACTACTTCTTGTAACTTAATTTGAGTACTTACTTTGTAATCTTCCCAGTATTCTTTCTTAATATCATCATTATATTGTATTCTAGCTTTAAATGTCTTATAAACTGGTGTATTTATGATTGAAGTAGTTTGACCAGCAGTATTATATAATGGGTTGAAGTTGGGATCTGTAATTATAACGACTTGTGAGCCGTCTTTATAAACAATGATATCGCGAGCAAATGTTTCGTGGATATCATCAAAAACATCGTTCAAAGCAGATTTTTCAGCGGTAGTTAATAAGCTCGTTGCCATATTTTTATTTACACTGGTTGAAAAACTATAGAATTTATATTATTATCTTATAAACTATGGCTAAAGTTTTATACAAGTTCACGATCAACAAAATCGCTCAAATCGAAGAAGAAAGGACCGAGGTAGTTAAGAATGAAAGTGGCGAAGAAGTGACGCGCACTTATAAGGAGGTTGTCAAGAAGGAGGTTCCAGTAGAAATCCTCATTAATCAACCCACTCGAAAACAGATGCAAGAAGCCGACATGGAGTTCAGCATTGAAATGAGTAAGTGTATTCGAAATGGTATTTTGACAAAAGCGATGTTGCTAAATAAGTATAACGATACTGGCGGTCTTATCAGTGAGGCTGATGCTAAGACAATGGTTGGCTCTGCTGAAGAAATTAAAGAGATTCAGGCCAAGCTTACTATTTATAATTTAAAGCCAGAGTCCGAGCGAGACGAAGATGACAAGAAGAAGATTGAAACTTTGACTTCTCAAATTCTACAACGCCGCAAGACGCTAATTGAAAAGGAAACGAGCTACATCACATTGTTTAATCACACTGCTGATATCAAGGCTCAGAACAGGGCGATTTTGTGGTACGTTCTACATCTATCATTCTTTAAGGATAGCTCAAAGAAGAGTATTGAATTTGAACCACTTTTTCCCGGTAAAACTTTTGAAATCAAGGAGAACGCAATGTTCGAATGCGAAGAAAGTCGAAATGAAATCTATGAAAAGTGTTACAGTAAACTAGCCAGTATCATTAGTTATTGGTTCTTTACTAGTAATATTGATAATGCTGAATTCGATAGAATCGTGGGAGAAATCGATGGAACAATCCCAACAGAGTAATTACAAAAAGATTTTTCGGGACGTAAAAAATGGATTCTCTGAGGTTAAAATCTTGGAGAATCTTTTTTATTTGAAACACATGTCTTTCGAAGATCAAGTCGATATCGACACAATCTATGATAAGTATTTTGAACAAGCCAAGTTAAAGGGTGTGCCAACACATAAAGAAACTTTGGAGCGTCTTATCGAAGAAGATGAATGGTCAAATAAGAAAGAACGCGAAATATCTCAACAAGAAGATTTTATTGATAATTTAGTAAAGCAAAAGAAAGCTTTATATTTAAAATCAGAAATACTTAGAGTAAATAAAGATTTGGAAGAAGCTCAAAAGAAATTAAGTGATTTGAAAAATGTGCGAGCAATGTTCTTTTCTAGAACGGCAGAATCTTATGCCGAAGAAAGAGTTAATGATTATTACATTATAAAATGCCTTTATAAAGATAAAAAATTACAAGAACCAGCTTTTAGTATTAATGAATTTGATGATATTGATTCAGAACAGTTATTCGCTATCATAAAAGAGTATAATCGCGTTTATAAACAAATAAACGATGAAAGTATTCAACGTATAGTTTTACAAGATTTTTTTAATTTATTCATGCCGTTTGCTGAAAATCCTATTGAGTTTTATGGCCGTCCAATCTGTGAGTTAAGTTATAATCAGTTAAAGTTACTTGTTTATTCTCGATTTTTTAAGAATGTATTTCAGCAGAATGAAAATATGCCTCCTGAAATTAAGGCAGATCCAGACAAGATTATTGATTATGTAAATGCTAATGATAATGCCAAGAGAATGAAAGAAAAGAATTTTGATAAGGAAAATTCAGCAGAATCCATAGTTGGCGCAACAAAAGAAGATCTAGAATACCTAAATATTACCAAACCGGGGCAAAAAACACTGTCTTTGGCTGAAGAGGCCAAAAAGAAAGGTGGGTCTCTGTCTATGGAAGATATGATGAAATTATTTGGATAATTGTATTTTTAATGTGTAAATACCTATTATGGCAGTTCAAATTAATGTCGCAGCGAATCAAGCAGCACTAATTGGTTCTATTCAAGCTGGTGTCCAAGCGTACAACCAGCGTTTTGCCGCTCAGAACCAAGTTAATTTACAGATTAATGCGAGAGGTTTTAGCCAGCCATTAGGAAGAATCACTGGTGACGTAAAAGATTTCGAAGCTGCGTTGGCAGCTTCTAATGCGCGTGTTATTGCATTCGGCGCTTCAACTGCTGTTCTTGGAGGTGTCGTCAGAGGTTTCAAAGCTTTAGCAGATGTCACAATTGAAGTTGAAAAGAATCTTACTGATATTAATCGCGTATTCGGATTAACAACTAGCCAACTACAAAAATTTAGTGGTGACTTATTTGATGTAAGTAAAGCTACTGCAAGTTCTTTTGGTGACGCTTCGAAAGCTGCTCTTGAATTCTCTCGTCAAGGTTTGAAAGCCGTTGATACTCTAGAAAGAACAAAAGATGCTCTAAGTTTAGCTAGAATTGCAGGTATTAGTACTGCTGATGCTGTAGACACTTTGACTTCTACTGTTAACGGTTTTGCAAAAACAGGCATCACAACTAGTCAGGTATTAAATAAGCTAGTTGCTGTAGAACAAGAATACGCTGTTGGTGCTGGAGATCTCGCTCAAGCTCTTTCTCGTACAGGTCAAGCCGCTCAAGAAGCTGGTGTTGATATCGATCAGTTGAATGCGTTAGTTACAGCCGCTCAACAAAATACTGCTAGAGGTGGCGCTGTAATCGGTAACGCTTTAAAAACAATTTTTACTCGTTTGCAACGTTCCGACACTTTGGATCAGTTGGAAATGTTTAATGTAGCCGTAAGAGATGTCCAAGGAAATATATTGCCAGCAGTTACAATATTAAAGAATTTCGCTTCTGTTTATAGAACTTTAGGAGACGCTCAACGCGCACAGCTTTCAGAACAAGTCGCTGGTGTCAATCAAATTAACATTTTAAAAGCAGTAGTTAATGATTTAAATAATTCTCAAAGCACTTATGAAGGAGCTTTGAAAAAAGGAGCTTCTGCAACAAACGAAGCAACTGCGGCGGCTGCTCAATTAAATCAAACTTTATCCGCACTACTTTCTCAAACAGGAACTGCTGCTGAACAATTAGCTTTTAATATTGGCAAAGTTACTTTTGAACCTCTTGCAAAGAATGCTACTCAAACAGTTAAATCTATTGTTGAGGGAATAAATGAATTACTTCAAGGCGATACTTTTGGTTCTGATTTAGCAAATGGTTTGTTGAAAGGTTTAAGAAATACTCTTGCTGGTCCCGGCGCAGTTGCAGCGTTTTATACTTTATTTAAGTTAATACAAAATTCTTTTACTTATATTACTCAGGCTTTGCCTCAAATTGCTGGCATCACAACTGAAACCCAAAAAAGACAAAATGTTGAAGCCGCCATTTTGCAGATCATGTCTCAGCAAACGCCTATTGCTCAAGCTCTTTTAGGAACTGCTGGAAATCAAGCTGCTCAATCTCAATTATTGCTTCAATTAGCTAGACAGCAAACAGCAGAATATCAACAACAAGCTGCGTTAGCTAAACAATTGGCTTCTACATTAGTTGGTCAAGGAGTAACAGCTAAAGGTCAAAGTGGTTTGCAGGTTACTCGCGCTGGAGGATATATACCAGCTTCCGCAAGAAATGCCGAAATGAGAGGTGCTAGAGCCGGTGGTTATGTTCCCGGCGCAGTAATTAATTCTCCAGTTGGTGGAGTAATGAACAGTGCCGAAAGTGTTCGTTACATTCCCGGCTTCGCTCAACCTTTTATTAATCCTCCTATTGGATCAATGGCAGGTCAAGCACACAGACAAAATTCAATTTCCAGAACTGGTGTTGATCCTTATAGATTTGGAGGGTTTATACCTAATTTTGCTGAAATAAATAAAGCGTTTGTTACTGATAAAATCAAAATAAAAGATGGTGATACTGTCAGCGGCTATCCAGTTGAACCTATATCAAAAGATTATCGTTTGGCTGAAGCGGATGCTGTAGAATCAAATCAAATGTTTAATAATGAAGCTATACAGCTTTTAAAAAATTATGGTTATGAAAATGCATCAAAATTAAATGATTCAATAACTAAAGGAAAGGCTGCTTATTATAGAGGTACATTCGCTGATAAAGCGCTTGCAAGGGATTTGATTGATAAAGGTTATGCAGTTCCTGATTTAAGATACACAAAAGATCAAGATTTAATCAATCTTGCAAAAGAAAGATTTTTTGAAGGTCTCGATAATAAAAATGAAGCCAAAGGTCTTTGGAGATATGCTACTCATCCAAAAACACTACAATTTGAGATGCAGGGCGATAAGTTAGGAATATTATATAAATCTGAAGACATTCAAGATAAATACAAAAGGACAGTAAATATAGGAGAACCAGTTTTCAAAGATAAAACTTTGCTTGACAGTTTAAGATATCAAGGATCAAAAAATGTTTATGATAGAAAATATGCTGATGGTTTTATTCCTAATTTTGCAGACATGTCTATGTCTCAAATTGCCGCCGCTGTTCGTTTGGGAAGAATGAGCGAAGCTGACGCAAGAGCGATGGGATGGAAGCCAACTTCAGAAAAAATTTCAGAAAGAAAAACAAGAACCGCACAAGATAAAGCGGATAAGCTTGCGGGTATTACTTATAGAAATATAGATATTCCTTGGAAAACTTATGATGAATTTGGTGGATCTACTATTGATTATGGCGCTGCTTATGAATCTTTCGCACTTAGTCAATTAAAAGGAAAATATCCCGGTATTTTGGATGCTATTTCCGCAGGTATTCCCGGCGGACCAAGTTCAAGAGTTGATGCTATAGATCACGCTTCAAAGACATTTTTTGAAATGAAAGGCGGCGATCCAACTACGCCAGCCGAATTGATGGCTAAATTTAAAGGAGTAAGACAACAGCTTGCAGATAAATATAGAAAAGAACTTGATAGTTGGAATGATGTTTTAGTTAGTAATCCTAATTGGGGATACTCTAATGGTTTCATACCTAATTTTGCTTATAAACAATCTGTAATGGGTCTTGAACAAAATCTAAGTGGTAACAAAGCGATTTTTGATACTAATCCTTTTCCTCATATTCGCAACGCAAGTCAGCCAACATTTAGTTCAGCTATTGCTGATCATGGTGGATTGAGTAAAGCGATGAGCGATTCAGTGAAGAATCAAAGAGCCGCTGGTCTCGTTCATGGTGGATTTATTCCTAATTTTGCTCCTATGGGATTAGATCCTATTAGACTTTTCGGTGGTCAAGGTCTTGGAGCTTTGACAGGAATGCAAAGAGGTCAATATGCTGAACTTGAAAAGGCTTTAGCGAAGTTGAGAAATGCTACAAATTTAAGCGCAAATGATACACAGCTTCTTTCTCAAGATGTTAAAAACTATGCTCGTCAATTGGAAATAACAACTGGTTCTACAAAAATTGTTCAAGATGCTAATAGAGAACTAAATGTTGCTTTGAGAAGAAATGCACAAGCTCAAACTACTGCTGCAACAACTACGACAACTTCATCATTCGATATTAAAAATTTTGGTAGCAAATTAGCAGATATTGCTGGTTATTTACCTATGGCCGCTGGATTTGTTGAACAATTCGCCTTTGGAAATAAACAACGTACTGAAATGACCGCTGGTGAAAGAATGGGTCAGTCAGCGATAAGCGCTGGAGCTACGGCTGTTGGTACAGGAGCTTTTTATGGAAATATGATTCTTCCCGGTTGGGGTGCTGCAATTGGTGCTGGTGTTGGAGCTTTATATGGATGGGTTAAAGCCGTTGATGCAGCTTCTTTAACTACTGAAGAATTGGCTAAAATAAATCAAGAAAACGCAAATAAAATACAAGAAAGCATAACTAGTGCAAATTCTTATATAGGCGCTCAAAAAAACTTATCTGATTTGGCATCTTCTGGTGCAAGCCAAGATAAAATAAAATCGGCTAGTTTGCAACTTGCTAAATCTTTTTCAGAAATTAAAGATGTTAAATTGCAAGAAATTTTTAATAAAGTTGGAACTAGCGCGGAAAAGATGCAAGAAGCTTTATCTAAATATGCACAAGAACAAAATAAAACTCAAGCAGCGGCTAAAATAGGAGAATTTGGAAAAAATAATTCACTATTCTCAAATAGAACAGCAGAAGAGCAAGGTATATTGAGTGCAAGTAAAACTTCTGAATTTGTTCAAACTCTATACAATGCTGGAATAAAAAGCGAATCGTTAAGAGGTATAACTAGTGCTGGAGCTAGAGCTTATTTGAAAGCTCAAGGAGAAATAAAAACAAATGAAGGAGATGTTAACGTAAGAGATAATCAAAATACATTTGTTGAAGCAAAATACAAAGAACAGTTTTTGAAAGAAAATAAGTCAAGCATTGAAGATATTTTAAAAAAATCTAATCTAAAAGAAGGAACAGATGAATTTTCTAAAGCTTATGAAGCTTTAGGGGATGCATTATTTAGTCCTCAAGGAATAGAAAATTTAAAAAATTTAACAGGTTTAGAGAAATCAGTGGCTGAAAGATTGAAAAAAAATGTTGAATTAGCTCAAAAAGAATTTTCTGCTTATGAATATAAAAGAGATTTAATGTTGCAAAATATGCGATATGTTGCAGAAACTAATCGACTTCTTAAAACAAATGAATCTGAAAGAAAATTAAAAGAAGGTGTTTTTAATTTTCAACAAGATTTGTTGAGTTCAATTGTGAACCCGCTAGATGCTATATCATCTAAATTTAAATTTATGAGCAGTCAGCTTGAGGCTGAATTAAATGATAAATTAAAAGAAATAAACACTAATTACGTTAAAGAAAATTACGATAAAATAAATGGTTTGATAAGTGATAAAGAATTTATTGAATCAACAGTTGCACCAGCTTTTGAAAAAGCTAAAAAAGGTAATTTTTCTGAAATGGTCGATTTGACAAGCAATGAAACTTTAAGAACAAAATATCCAGAAGCTCTTTCTCAGGTTCAGGGTTCATTAGAAAGCAGAAGACAAACTATAAGAGATGTAAGACAAGATAACGAAAAACAACAAAAAACTTTAGAGCAAGATGCGAGACTTCAGACCATAAAACAAGAAGTCAGTAAGACGCAGTATAGTCTTTTAAAATCTGAAACTGATCTAGTTACAGAAAGACAGCGTCTAGAAATAATGAGAAAATCTAATCTAGACTTAGAAATAAACACTCTTGAAAGACAAATGGGTGATGAAGCTAGGTATTTAGGAAGAGGTATTGTTGGATCTGCGGTAGAAAAATCAAGATTTAGAACCGAAATTTCTGATAAAAAAATTGCTGAAGAAGAAAGAACTAAATCTATGTCTTCTCAAAGTGATTTGAATGATATTTATTTAATGCAGCGCCAAAATTATTTAATTCAAGCCGCTGATGCTAAATTAAAAGGCGATTCGATGTCTTCACAAGGTTTTAAATTTGCAGCGGCGGGAGTGAATGTCAATCGTAACGTGACTAATTTAGAAACTTTAAGAAGCGAAATTGGAAATCTTGAAAAAATTAGTTTTAAAAATCTTGATCAAGACACAAAACGAATCAAAACATTAGAGAAACTAAAAGCTCTTGAACAAGATATTCTAAGTGGTAAAAAGAAAGAAGCTGATTTAGTTAAAGGTATTAATGAAGACGAAATAGAAAGAGCCAGAAGAAGTACTTCTTTCACTTATGGAATGAAAGAAGGCATTGATGAATTATATAAAGGCGCTGAAACTCTTGGAAATAGATTAGGAAAACAAATACCTACTCAGTTTGCAGATGGTATGACTAATGCTTTGATGGAAGTCGCGAAGGGAACAAAATCTATTGGAGATGCATTCTCTGACATGGCTATTAACTTCGGTCAGATGATCATGCAAGAAGTTATGAGAGCCGCAATTGGTAGAGTAGTTGGCAGCGCTTTCACTAATATGTTTGGTCAGACTGGCGGATCAGTTGGTGGTGGAGCTATTGGTCGTCAGGCAGGAGGCATGATATACGCTCAAAACGGTATGTACATCAGTGGCGGTCGCACTGGTGATAAAAATCCTGCAATGTTGGAAGACGGCGAATATGTATTAAATCGTAATGCTGTAAAAGCTTTTGGTGGTCCTGCCGCTCTTGATAAATTTAATTTTGATTCTGCTCCAAGATTTGGTCGCGGTTTTCAAGAAGGCGGCGGCTTCTCACTAGCTCCTGAACTCGGCGCAACAGATTACAGTGGTAATCAGCTTTATAATGGTGTTAATGCTGGAGCAATAGATGCTTCTAATTTTAGCGCTTATGCTTACGCTAATGATGAATACTTTACTAAGTTAAGAGAAAAATCTATACAACAGTATCAAGAAAAAGTACAAAAAGATTTTGCTAAAAAACAAAGAACCGCACAATTAGTTAGTTCTATAGTTGGTGCAGTTGGATCTTTAGCTTTGGCTGGTGGAATGGCAAATGCTGCTGCTGCCGCTGAAGGAGGTACTGCTGCTATACCTGCAATTGAAAATGGAACGATGAAAGCAGTTACTCCAGAAATACAAAAAGGATTAGAAGAGGCTTCTAAAGCAGGAGCAGCAGAAACTTCTAAATTTATTCAAAAAAATGCTAATAGTATAATGCTAAATGGTAATCTTTTAACTAATGTTAGTAATTTAGGAGCGGAAGGAATGACTATTTCGAATGGAGTGGCAAAACAAGCTTTTAGTTTTTCTAAATTTACTGGAAATCAACAATTAGTATCAGTCTTAGGTAAACAAGGTCTTGTTGCTCCTCAAATAGGTAAAGCAGGTTTCTTTAAAAACTTATTACAACCAGCATACAATAGCACAACTGGTATTTTAGGTTCAACTAGACATCAAACCGGAGGTTATATTGGTTATAATTCTGGCGGTTTTGTTCCTCATGGTTCAAGACTAAGCGACACAATACCTGCTTTATTGACTGGTGGAGAATATGTAATGAATAATTCAGCAGTTAAGAAATACGGACTCGGAACCATGAACATGATGAACGCTGGTGCATTCCAAAGTGGCGGTTCTAATAGCACTAGCTCTTCTAATACTAATAATACAAACAATAACGCTACTAATATATCAATCAACGTTGATCGTAATGGTCGTTCAGTTTATGGCGCTAATAATAGCAGTTATGAATCAACTGATATCATGTTTAGCAAGAAGATGGCTAAACAAATAAATAATATCGTTGTAAAATCGATGTCAAACGAAAAAAGATACGGCGGCGAATTGTATAAGAATCCATTAAGAACATAACATGAAAAACGCAATTACAAATTACGAGAATACGTTCTTTTTAAATCAGACGGCTTTGTCTGGCGTAATCTCAGTTGATGGTTCTTATAATTTATCGATGGAGCCAATTAATGTTATTGGTAAAGGATTTCTTAAGCAAGTTGTTGCTGAAGTTCCAAAAGCTCAATTAACAGTAGATAGATATTTAGTTAATCAAGATCCAGTACTAAGCTTAACTGGTAATGGATATGATTATATAGCTGATGCTGTCAGTGCGGGGTTAAAATATAATAATAAATCTTTTGCTTTCGGTACTGGATATTTATCTTCTTATAGTATTAACTGTTCGGTTGGCGATGTACCAAAAATACAGTCAACTTTTGATGTTTATGGTGGAGATATCGGTGGCTATTTAGATCCTTCAGGAGCTTTCAAAGACGGTGCGGTGTTCGTTCCTCAAGTTAAAAACATAATCATTGGCTGTAATCAATCTTCTACAAATAGAGTAAAAGATTTTACTTTAAATGTTGATTGTCCAAATCGTCCTATTTATGCATTAAACCAAAGCCTTTCTGAAATACCTGTAGAAGTTCATAATATTTATCCTGTTGTTGTTGATGGATCTTTTAGTTTGGATGTCGATGATTATGAAAGTCAAAGGGCTTATAGTATATTTAGTTCTACTAATTTAACTAATTTTAGTATTAAAATTAGTGGATCGGTTCTTGTCGATCAACCGTTAACAACCGCTGCGGGAGTTCCATTAACAACTGCTTCTTTGATTCCTTTGTATTCTTATTTAAAAAATGAAAGTAACGTACCAATATTTAATTTTAATGCAGCAAACGCTATAATATTAAGCGAACAAATGACTTCAAGTGCAGACGACGTATTAAGTGTAAAGATATCATATAAAACATATTTAAATTAATATGGCAACATTTACTGACCTACCAACAATTACAAGCGCAACAATTACTGATTCTCATGTTTTTGCTGTTGCTACTCCATCAACTACTGAACAGTTTTCTTTAGGAGAGTTGCAAAAATCAATTACTGGATTAACAGCCAGAACAACGAATGGTTTAAAAATTTATGGAAGAACTACGCCTAGTGGCGTTTTTGTTGGCGACAATGGATTTGTGGGTATTGATAATAATGCTCCAACTGTAGCATTAGATGTCGGTGATATTTCTACAGATGGCAGCGCACAAGTTCGCGTCACGACTTCTGTTCCCGGTAGACAAGCTTCTTTTAGTTTAAAAGATTCAAATGTTTTGTGGCAGACAGTAAAGAAAGCAAGTGATACAGATTTTTATATTCAAGTCTCTCAAAATGGAGGAACAACAGTTACTGGAGTATTGAATATTGATGTGAGCGGTAATGTTGGTCTCTTCAATGGAGCTTCGCCTTTAACTGATAAGCTTTATGTTTCTGGTGGAAGTATTAAGTTTGAAAGTGGATTATCTGGTTTTGTTTTTGATCCCGGCGCTGCCGAAATAAGAACATCTACGGCTGGTGACATTTTTTATATAAATAAAAATACTGCTGATGATGTTGTTTTGGGCGATAATGTTTTATATGTAGAAAACGGAACAAACTCTTACGTTGGAATTAATAATATTACTCCAGCTTATCCATTAGATATTTCTGGTTCAAGTTTGATGTTTAGAATGAAGAATGGTTCTAGTGCTAATTCTTCATTTTCTATAACTAATACTTCAGCGACTGGATATTTTAATTTAAATTCTTCAACTTTTACTGTAGGTCCAACAAATGGTGCTAGTAATGCTAACTTAGCTTATAGACTTGATACTAAACGATTAGGAGTTGGAACGACCGCGCCAGATAATAAAGTTCATGTTTACTCTTCTTCTGATACTAGAATAGCTAAATATGAAACAGTAACAAGCGCTTTTAACGAAGTTCTGCAAGTAAACAATTATCCTAGTGGTCCAGCTTCTGGCCCTTTTCATTCTGTTTATACATTTGGTAGATATGATGGTGGTTCTACTAACGTTTTGAAATGGGCTGTGGGATTATATAAAGCAACGTCTTACGATGATGTCTTCGTATGGCGTGTTGATGGAAGTACAGCTTCTGATGCTGCAATCAAAGCTGCTTTGGATCGTAGCGGTAATTTAGATATACAAGGAAATTATACTACAAATTCTTCTTATTGTTTAGGAAAATTTATTCAATCATACGAAACAAGAGTGACTGGAAATTGTTCTTATTTTAGCCCTTGTATACCAAATTCTAATGTTAATCCTAGCGGACATAATTCTTTAAATGCTCCGTTTACTATTGCACCTTTTGGAGGTTCTGTAGAAAAAGTTCAATTATTTTCTTCTGTAGGTGTTGCAACATTAGCTACTTTAAATTATCCATTGAGATTTGAAATAAGTGCAATTTCTCCAAGTTATAAAGTAGGAACTCCTTCAAATTTCGTTTCTGGTTTTTCGATAAGTCCCACAAGTGCTGGATATGGAGTAAGCGGAATAATAGCATATGCTTCATTAAATTTTGCTGATCTAGGACAAAATGTGATAACAACATTAAATAAAAATCAATTTAATGGAACAACAGCATTTACATCTGGTCAGTTATTGCAATATAGATTAGTAAATAGCATTGGAGCTACTACTAATTGTGACTTTACTGTTTTATCTTCTATTTCATACACAACAAAGTAAAAAATGTCTAAATTCATAAGCTATCAGAATATTGATTTTAGATTAGATAATACTTTTTATTATGCAAATCAAGTGTCGCTTTCAATGCAAGCTTCGCTTGATCCAGTTTTGTTAAGTGATGGCTCGTTATTAAATTATGCTCCGCAGGGAGCTTTGGTTGGTGGTTTAAGTTGTGAGTTTTATTTGACTGGTGCAATACCTGATTTCTTAAATTTAACTGGTTCTAATACTTCAGCAATTGCGGCAAGTTTTGCTGGAGTTTCTATACCAGAGGTTTATGCAAAATCATTGTCTTTTAGTGTCGAACCTTTTAAGCCTATTTTGATGTCTGCGGAATTTGATTGGTATGGTTCAGTAAGTGTTTCTGATTTTAATCCTAACTCTCAAATATTAAAGAATAGTATACAAGTACCAAATTATATTGCTAACGCTTATAAATCTTATTCAACAAATAACAACATGGGAGGGGGATTTGGAACAGTAACCAGTATAAGTTATACTGCAAGTGCAGATAGACCAGCATATTATAAAGTTAATAATGTTGTTCCTTTTAGGGTGGCGAAGTTAAATAAAAAAGTAGAGATAAGTTTATCTTCGGATGATTTGGGTAGTAATATAAATTATTTAGGAAGAAACGCAAGTACGTTAATTTATTTAAAAGATACTTATGGAACTTTGTTGGATAGTTTTGGGGTTAGCGGAATAATAACAAATCAAAAATATGATGTTAGTAACGGCCAGTATTTAATGAGTTCTGCAAACATAATGCAACAAGTCGATGATATCAAAACTTTAGTATAATATGAGTGATATAATTTCAGGCTTAAATATTAAAAATATTTCAGAATACAATAGTTCAAATTCGTATTCTCAATATGATATTGTCGATTATCAATTGGTGACTGGAATATCTGTTTATCCAAGTTATACTGGATTTTCTGTTTCAGGATTATCTAGTTGGTTCAATAACGATCAACTAGAAAATTTTTATTTAGATGCTAATTATTTGGTCACTGGTTGGAAAAATTTAGTTCCTTTAAGTGGATATATAACAGGTTCAGGGGGATTTGTAGATTTCAATCAAAGTTATTTTAAGTTAGGGGTAGATCAGTTTTTATCTGGTGTTGGATTCGCTTCTCCTAAAAAGACAATCTTTGCGGCAGTTCAATTAGACTCCGAAGTAGTTGGAAAAGCTCAAGAAATATTTAGATTTGGAACGACGGAAGACTATGGCGTTTTAAAAGTCTCTGGTTCAAATACAATAGACTCTTCAAAAGTATTTATTGATACTAATAAATTCAGCGCCGTTTCCCCAATTTATAATGAATTAAATATTTTTACAATTGTTCAAGATACTTCAACTTTAAATGTTAGACATAACGGTATAAATATAGGAACTGTTAATAGTTATAACAGTCAGTGGAGTGAAGATGTTTTTAGAATAGGATCTAATGTTAACACAAATAAAGGATCTTATTTAGGTATTAAATATCATGAAATCGCCAACTTTACTGGCGTTTTAAACAATACTCAGTTGAGCTATTATGAAAAATATTTGTTTGAAAAATATTCTAATAAAGCCGGTCTTTATTTTGCAAAATCTGATGTGCCATCTTCTGATGCTTATTCTCCAACAACTTTTACAGGAAATAATTATTGGACAAGAAACATAAATGATTTGTTTTATTTAACATATCCATGTTCTGTTAATTTTTCAGCTAAGTTAACTCCTTTGCAATTCGGTGATGGTTATAAAACTAATGTTGTTAATGGTATCAATACTTTAAATGCGAATTTTGAATTGAATTATGATGGCTTAACGGATAAGCAAACAAAATCTTTGATAACTTATTTTGAAAACACTCCAGAAGCCGCAAATAAAAGTATTTATGAGGGTTTTAAAGGTGTTGGTTTAAGTTTATTTTTTCCTTATGATTCTAATGAGGAATTATATTTCTTGGACATAAAACACGATTCTATTTATAAAGACATAAATAAAATAGTAATTACGGCAGAAGGTTTGTATGAAAGTGCGCTTAATTATAAAGGCATGTTCATAAAATTAGATGAAAATAATTCTAAAACTTATAACGAAAAAAATATTTATTCTTTAACTTATAATGATGTTTTTTATTATCCTTCGACGGCTTTCGTTAATAGAGGTTTTTATTTTTATACAGGAGCTAATGTAAATAGCTCTTCTTCTAGTGGTCCAATTGTTACTGGTCCAGTTTATATAGCGCCTGAAAATAGCCCAACTGGAGCTTCATCTTATTTTACTAGAAGTTTTTATTTTAAACCTGATTTAGATTATAACGTTAATTCTAAAGTAAGACTTTTTACAAATGATTTTAAAAACTCTACTAAAGAATATGAAAAAGATGGTATTAATTATAATTTGTTGGAATTTGAAGTAAAATTCTCAAAAAGAAGTAATAAAGAAGCATATGCTTTATTGAAGTTTTTAGATGATAAAGCTGGATTTAAGATTTTTGATTATACTCTTTCTCAGCCTTATAATAAAACAATCAGTGTATATTGTCCTGAGTGGAATCATAATTTTGATTTTGCTAATAATCATACAATCACTGCCAAGTTTATAGAATTTAAAAATCCTTTAAAAACTTCAACAGCTTTTAATACAATAATTACTTATACTTCATGAGCGCAGTAACTTACAGAACTTTATTAAATACAACGCCAACAGGTTTTGGTGGTTATACAGGAATTGTATTAACTAATAGTGGTAATTATCCTATTAAGTATACTTTAAGTATGTCTGATACAACATTTGAAGCTGGTACTGTCAGTACTGCTACGGCTTTGAATGCTGATATATATAATACAATTTTTGTTGCTACGGATTTAGATAATGTGTCTACAGATGTTAGTTCTTATTCGCAAATAGTAAATACTAGTGATTCTGGGATTTTCTATGTTGTTAATAAACCTTTTAGTACTTTTAAAAATTTAGCAAGTAGATCTACTGGATTAGAATATGCGACTTTAAATATTAAATCAGAATCTTCTTTTGGAGATCTTGGAGATGATATCAATATATACATAACAGGTCAAAGAATAACTGGTTGCTCAACACCAGAAAGATTTGGAAAATTTTATGCTATCAAAGGATATAATCATGATGATGGTGTTAATTTGGATTGTTATTTTTCTTCTGTAAATAATTTAGATTATTTTACTGGTTATAATATTGATTTAGCAACAGATGTTTCTTTTGCAAGTGTTGTCAGTTCAGTTTCTAAGATAATATCTGCAAATGACGATCCTGATTTGCCTATTTATGGAAAATATCATGGGCTGTCTGGATATGAATATTCTAATAAATTTACTAATTTAAATTTTAGCACAAACTATTATGCAAGAGTTCAAGCGGTAAATGCTACGGGAGGAACTGGAGCATATAGTTATGCTACTGGTTTTATTGATAAAAATTTTGTGATTGATGATATAACTTATAGCGGTTTGCATCCTGCGCCGGGAGATAATTTAAAGGTTTTGCCAACTGGTTTATATTTGACGTACAGATCAGATTCTGAAACTGATTTTGATATTTATAATTTTTTAATTAACTCTAATGAAGGATCTGTAGATTTTAGATATTATACAGGTGTCAATATAAAATTTTATCCTAAAACGGAAAATACTGTAGCTAGTTTTATTGCTAGTGATATATCTAAAGGCGCTGTTAATTTTGTTTATAATACTCAAGCGCCCATTTTATTTAACGCTAATCCTTCTGATAATGTTTTTAGATTAGAATTGGAATTTGAAAATGTATCTTTATTTGGAAAAGGCGGCTATGGTGCAAGTCCAACAACAAGTGCGACAGTTGGTGGTCCAATTTTTAATTTAGATAATGTTTTAGATACATCTAATCCAAGCGCTATTAAAAAAATACAATACTATATATATAAAGATTTAGATAGTAAGTTTTATGCTGGTCCCGGTGGAGGTCAGTCTGTTGTGATAACTGATAAAAATAAAGTAAGCATTACTCTTGATGGTCCACAAGTAAATAATTTAACACACAAAGATTTTAGAACACCAAACTTAAAAGGAACTAACTAATAATTATATGCCAGTAACAATATTAAAAGATTCAGACATTATTAATGGAAAAGTTGTACCAGTTACTGTTGCTACAGAATTTTTTATTCCAGTTGCCCAGCCAACTAATGGCGGCACTACAGCCACTAATTCAAATGGTTTAACTAATTCTCAGACTACTAATAACACAGCTGTTACAGTTGTAGAAAATCCATCTGCAAGCCAAACTACAAATGGTGGGCAAGTAATTTCAACAAATTTACAAGGTAGTACATACGTTTCTAATGGTCCAGCGAATGATGGTGGAGGAATCAATAACCAAAGCACTAAAATAACATCTGATGATAAATTTCCAAATATTTATTTAAACATAAGAGAAAATACTTTTAGTAATAATTCTTTATTTTTTAAACTTGATACTGATTCGTTGTCATCTGTGTCTGCTGGAACACCTTCTAATACATGGACAGACAGTTCGGGGGTTAGCAATTTAATATTAACAGGTACAACTGCTAATTCTTTACAATGTGTTTCAGCTTATGGTTTAAAATTTTATAAATTATTAGCTAATAAATCAATTGCTAATGCTAGTTATGCAATGTCACCAACCACTTATCCAACATATACTATTTTTGCGTTTGCTTTAGCAAATACAAGTGGAAGCCTGTCGGATTTGTTCTCTGGAAATACTTCTACTAATAGCGTTCATAAATTCGTTAAAAATGATTATTTGCCAAATAATAAATTTATTAATTTTGGCATGAGTGCTACTAACGATGTTGCAAGATTTAGTTTTAATGCTTCGACGTTGAATGATCCAACTTATTTATTAAATATAAATCCAAGATCTCAATTAGAATTTTCTGCTTTAAGTCCAAATAATTCAAATAATAGCGTTACATTTTTTGATAAAAAAACTTTTGCCGCTTGGTTAAATTTAAATTCGACAATCTATTGTAATGCTAAATACGAAGATTGTAAATTATTTAATTTATATGATTTAAGAACTAGTTTGTCAGCTACTAATACACCAGTTAGTGTTGCTGTTTACGATGGGTCAACAACATCTTCATATACAGCTTTTTCATTATTTTTTGTTGAAATGTATACTTATATGGATGGAACTATTGGAAATACTAACCAATACGTTGGATCGCAAAATTATCCTTTTTATAATTTAAAATACGAAACACTTATAAATGGAGTGCCAGCATTTTCTGCTAATATGGCTTATGATCAAAAAGTAACTCTTCCTTCTTCTGCTAATTATAATATTTCTTTAAGCAATAATCATTATAGCACTGGTGGATCTAGGGCTGATATGTTTTTGTTTGATTATTTACAGGGTGGAGGAAGAACTGCTACTGAAATGAAAAACAATTCTAAAAAAGCTATTGAGTCACTAGCTTTTAAGTATAGAAATTTATTATTAAAATCAACAACTGATTTGCAAATAACAAATTCAACAAGTTCTTTAGCTTTTGCTCCTGATCTGTCTCATCCTTTTACTAATTTTTACGCAGTTAACAAGTAATAGAAATAGATTTTTAAACTCTTATAATTAATATGTCAAATATATTTACCTTACAAAATAATTTAGTTATTGATCTTTTTGAGATCAAGTTGAGTGATTTTGAAGGTTACTTTTTGTTTCACGGCTCAAAAAACTTAACTAAAGATGTAGTTTTTCAAGGTCGCACTTATATTTACATACCTTCTGAAATATCCAATTTAGAATACAATTCAGAAGGAAAACAAAATCGCCCATCATTATCTATTGCTAATGTTAATAATTATATTTCTAATATCATTAAAGACAGAAATGATTTTCTTGGAAAGCGTTTTTATAGAAAAAAAATACTAGCAAAAGATTTAGATGATTCTAATTTCGGTGGAACTGATAAAAACACTTTAGGCACAAATTTTTTTACTGATTATATTTCTTTAGATACTTACATAATACATAAGAAAAATAATGAAACTAAAGAAAAAGTAGATTTTGAATTAGCTAATATATTAGATATTGATGGTTTAACTTGTCCTACAAGAAAAGTTTATAATAATACATGTCAATGGCAGTATAGAGGTTGCGGTTGTAATTATGGAAAGTTCTATGGATATTCAGGACCAGTAATGAAAGTTAAGCAGATACAATTTTCAACATTGTCATCTGTAACTTCGAATACTACATTGTTTGGAACTTTTCCAACTCTTTCTACTCACTTATTGGCTGATACTGGAGTTACTTTTACGGGTACAATTGATACAACGAAGAATAACGTAAAAACAACTTGGCCTAAATTAACAGCTTGGGCTGATCAATCTGGAACATCTAAAACAATAGCTTTAACCGGTAGTCCTAAAAAATATACAAATTCAGGGCGTTTAAATAATAAACAAGGAATACTTTTTAATACAAACGATTCAGTAGCTGTGAACTATAGTTATGCGTCTTCTGATATAACTGTTTTTTATGTTAGCGAAATGGTTAATGCTATTAATGCGAATGGCGTTAGACGCAGAGGTTTGACTGCTCAATATAATAATTGGCTATTAGGTTATTGGAATAGCTATTGTGATACAGCTTATTTTGTTTCTGATTGGTATGTTTTGTACGGCGCAGTATCTACTCAATTAAATAATCCTATCGTTTATGGTTTGGTTAATAAACTAAATTCCACCCAAAATATTTATACAAAAAATGGTGATTTGGTTAAGTTGAATTCGCCTTTAACAAACGGATCGAATCCTACTGCTAATCCAAATTATCCCGGTATAAATGTATCTGGTAGTAACGAAGAAAGTGAAATTGTTTTGTATGAACTTATAATTTTTCAAGGAGTTTTAACGAAAAAACAAATTGATGCAGTAAATAATTATTTATGCACCAAATATTCTATTCCTTATTCTTCTGTTATTTCTTATTATGAAACGAAGAGTAGTGCAGACTATTTCACTGGAAGTTATGCTCAAGAAGGAAATTTAGGAATACCGATGGCGGATGAAAATAATAAAACATTCCTTGCTACAGCAAATCCAACAATTTCAAAATTCGATAGTTATAGTTTAGATAAAATCAATTATAAAGGCGATTATGATCCTAATACTTTGTATGTCAGAGGAGACTTTGTAAAAATAGATGCAAATATAGATTATGATTTTAATGAACCTTTCATACAAAAAAATAACGAAACACCTTCCAAGTTTTTCGTTTTAATAAGCGAAAATTCAAGCGGTAAAAATCCTTTTAATGACACAGTTAATTGGAAAGAAGATAAATGTTCAAAAACTTTAAATGGTTGTAGTTTAAGATTTTCGGATTTAGGAACTCTTCCATTTGGAAGTTTTCCCGGCACAGTTTCTTATGAATACAGACTTCCCGGTTAATGCTGAATTGCTAGATGAACTAAGAGAATTGTCAATAGCTTCGAAAATTGAAGTTTGCGGTTTTATCATACATAAAGATAATAATTGTTATTATAAATCGTGCAAAAATCTTCATCCTGATGGATCAAATTTTTTTGTAATTGATCCTAAAGAATGTGTTTTTGAAAATAGTATTTTATTCCATAGCCATCCACAACATGTAGATTTAGATGGTTTTTCAGAATGGGACCTTGAAAATCAACAATATTTCTGCTTACCAATGTTATTATATAGTGTAAATAGAAATGTATTTTATTATAAATCTATATGATAACTGTAAAACTAGAAGGGTCTCTTGCTAAAGATTTAGGAAAAGATTGGGAATTAGATGTGGAATCAGTTTTTGAAATATTCCAAGCTTTTAATGCTAACTTAGATAACTTTTCAAAAATTTTCGCTGATTGGCAAAAATTGTTTAGTCATTTTATAGTATACATTGATGGTAAAGCAATGCCAGCGCATTTATTGAAAAGCAAAACTTTAAAAAATAAAAAAGAAGTATCTATAGTTCCTATTGTTCAAGGTGGAGCAATCATAACTCCAAATTTAATTTGGATAGGTTTAACTCTTATGGTTTTGTCAATTGTTTTAATGTTTGTGTTGAGTCCTAAAGCTCCAAAAGATATAAAAACAGATTCTACTATTGTTGGAGGAGTAAGAAATGTTTTGAATAGAAATATCGTAGTGCCGATAGCTTATGGACGATTGAGGGTTGGTAGCGCTGTCGTCTCTAATGATTTAAAAGTAAAACAAATAATGGCAAATAGTAATCCTACAGTTAATTATTATAATGGAGTCGCTTATTCTGTAGATACAAGTCTAGTACCATATAGTCTATAATTATGCCTGATATAATCGTAAAACCTATAACTCTTTCGGTTTCAAAGGTTTCAGTTCCAATTAATGATAAGGAAATGAAATTGGAAAGCGATGAGTATTTTTTCGCAACTGATGTCATTTGTGAAGGACCAGTTGAAGGATTGGTGGATAAAGATGGTAATTTGCTAAAATACATACCAATAAATACTTATAATGATATAGTTTTAGGTAAGGGTTTATATTATAATGATGTTCCATTAATAGATACAAAACTAAAAAAATTAAATTTTAATGCTACTGATTTTCATATTTTTTATGGAAATGAATTTGAAAATATTGGTGAGTATCCGTCAACAATTTATAGATATTCTCAGACTTTATATTTAAATGAAAATGATTTCGCGACAAGTTTTAATGCTTTAATCGCTCCAACTGATGGTTTGTTTGCTTTTACTAAACTTAATAATCAGTATTCAATAATTACTGCCCCAGACACTTTTAGAGATAAAATTGTTACTAAATTTTCTTTAGGATCTAGTTTTGATAGTTTAGTGGCTACATTAGATTCAGCAAAAAATTCTTGTTTGGAATTTTGCCATAAAATTGTAAATAAATATACTGATCAATTGGGTGTACAAATTCGTTTTGATCAACTTTTTAGTTCAAACAAAGGAAATACGGGAAATACTCAGCTTTTATTAGCTATTGAATTGTCTCAAGATTATAGTAGCGATAGAACTTTTATTGTTTATGAAAAAGATGGTGTTTCTAAAGCAGGGTTTGTTGATGAAATAACGATAAATTTAAATTTAGATGCAGAAACATCTAATAATTATTATGTCAAAGTTTATCCATTGACTCAAAAAGTACAACCAACAGATGTTAGTCGTTATATAAATATATCGGTAGCTTCTGTAATTGAAAGAGTTAAAACAAGAGGAACCTTCGCTTATCCTTTCACTGCTTGTATTAGAACAGGGGTTAGTTCGCGACATTTTAAACAAGATCCTGCTAGAACTTTTGATTTAAAACTTTTAAAAATCAAAGTCCCTTCTAATTACGATTCTGAAGCTAAAGAATATACTGGCAATTGGAATGGCGTGTTTGATTCTTTTTTAAGGTGGACAGATAATCCAGCATGGATTTTTTACGACATTTGTACTAATAGCAGATATGGAGTTGGCAATGGAAATATAATTGAAAAAGACCTTAATAAATGGGAGCTATATAAGATATCTAAATATTGCGACGAGTTGGTTAAAACATCATATCCGAAAGCATTTGATGAAGATTCTTTTTCTATAATTCCAAGTACTGATGAGAAAGATCCAAATGTTATTTACATAGCGAAAAATAACAGAGATTTAGAAACATTTAAAACTCAATACCCTCCTGTTTTAGAAGCTACAAAATATGCTGTTAAAAATGGTGGCGCTTCTAACTCTATTGTTTATTTGTATGATTGGAAAAATGATTCTGGAAATATAGACGCAAATTGTAAAAAAATAATTTGGAGCGTTGAAGAAAAAGGTGGAGCTTTTAGGGTTAAGCTTATAAACGATTTTGGACCAAGAAAAGCTTTAGAAAAAGAGCCTTCTGGTGATTTGTTTGCAAAATATGTTGATTCTTTTTTTATAAACGCATCTTCACAAAATGCTTTATCTTATATTATTTCTAGAAGCGAATCTAACACCGAAAATGGTGCGAAAAGTTTTATCCTACAATGGTATGCTGCAAATTTCGCTAAAAATGATTATGTAAATAACATTATAAATGCTCCTGTTTTTGGAAGCGCTATTTTTGGGGATAATATCAGAGGATTTTGTTCTCCAAGAACTTTAAACTATAGAGATGCTTTAGAGCCTAGATTCTGTGCTAATATATATATTGATAATGAAACTGAATGTTTAAAATTATTAAATGATATAGCTTCTACATTCAGAGGTTTAACTTATTATAAAAATGAATTAATTACAACAACAATAGACGTTGAAAAACCAGTTTCTTATTTATTTAATAATAGTAATGTAAAAGAAGGAACATTTTCATATGCTAATGGTAGTTTAGATGGAAATTATACAGTCGCAAAAGTTTTATATAAAGACAAATACCAAAATCATACAGAACAAGTAGAAATAATAGAAGATTCTAAATTAAAGCATGATTATGGTATAATTACAAAAGAAATACTTGGATTCGGTGTGACTTCTAAAGATCAAGCAAGAAGAATAGGTGAATGGTTGCTTTTAACTAACAGATTTGAAAATCAAACTGTTACTTTCACCACTGACTTGCAAGGTTTACTTTTAAAACCTAGCGATGTAATTCAGGTTCAAGATCAATTTAAAAATGATTCGACACTACAAGGTCGCGTAACATCCGTAGATTATATAAATAGTTTTATTACAGTTGATAGAAAATTAAATCTTAACTTAACTGGTCAAAAAATAAAATTCATTTTCGACAGCCCTGTTTTAACAAATGATGATCTAAATAATAAATCAGAAGTCAGCGATTCAGATATTGAAAAAACTAATCGTTTAAGCGTAGTTGAGTTGCAGATCTCAAGAATAGAAAATAATACTAATAGAGTTTATTTTGATACGAGTTACAATTTTCAATTATTTAATCGCATAATTAATACAACACCATTTATAATTAAAGATGTAAATTCAAATACTGATACTTTATATAAGATAGTTTCTATTTCTGAGGTAGAACAAAATGAATATTCTTTGTTTTGTATTAAACATGATAACGCTAAGTATGATTTCTTAGATAATAATCAATTTTCCGTAAATACAACGACACTAAACAATACGGTTTCTTTTTCGGACGCGCAAACAATAAAAGAAATAACTCTTCCTGATTTCGGAGCATCTTATTTTCAAACTAAAAATTATAATCTTAGTGAAGTTGCGGGCTTGAATGTAGATTATAGTTTCAATGAAAATAAATCTTCATTGTCTTATAATGCTATAAAAAATTATGTAGTTCTAGTATTAGACTTCCCAACAATGATTGCAAATTTAACTACTGTTGGTAGTTCGGCATATTCTACGGCAGTTTCTGATATATTAAAGAATGGTGGCGGCATTTTGTGCAAAATTAATTATAGAAACCAATCTATAAAGTTTACGGTATCTTTTGATTCTAACAAATTAATTAGAGTATTTTTAGGTCGTTATGACGGTGCAAATATACAAGGGCAATCTTTGATATCTGCGATTTCTGGAATAAAATTGTATTTATATAATAATAATAAACAGATAATTGAGGTGTAATATACAATATGCCGATTATTACGTCGCTTAATAATACAGCTTATAGCAAGTTTTCAATAGAAAATTTCGAGATAACTAATCTAAATTCTTTTACAGAATTGGATTATACATCTTCTCCTTTGCAGTATGGCTTGTCTTTAGAGGATAAGTTTGTAACGGGAGACATTGTTCAGAGTGCTTTACAAATTAGTTTAACCGTTAAAGATCCAACAACAAATAAGTTGATCAAAAATGGAGCTATTGATTCTGATGTATTTTCTGGTATAAAAGTCGATCTTTATACTCCAGATAGACAATACATCAATACTTATATACAAAATACTAATAATACAGTTATTAATATAAGTAGTTCGGAGCTTTCTAATTTAATTCTTAATTATACAGGATCTTCTGGAGTAAATAATTTAAGAAGTTTTTATCTTGATTTCAAGACTTTTGACAAAACAGGTAATGCTGATGCTTATTATTTTCTGGTTAATTATCCACAAGTAGATATTACAGGTTTTGAAATTAAAAATACAAATCCTGTTATATTATCTCCTCTAGTAAATAATTATAATTATCTTAAAAATATTGATATTTATGGTGTTCCTAATAAATCAATAGTTCCAACAGAAGCTGGATTTTTTGAATCTTCTAGCGGTCTTTTTAAGACAAACTTTAGTTACGAAAATAATAGACAACAACAAACATTTAATTTACAAAAAGTATCTTTTATAGATCCTTCTTTGGAAATTTCTTTGCCTTATAATATAGTAGCAGTACCGAATGATTACTTTTATACTGGTGCTTATTATTTAACTTCTGGCATAAAAACATCGTATTATAATACAGATGCAGTGCCAGAAAAGATTGATAATATTACTGCTTATGTTTCTTGTGATCAAAATATTTTTGATAAAAGTTTGGATCTTAAAGCTGTTGTTAAATGGGATGCGGTTCAAACAACAAATCCTTTAACTTTTGAAACATATGTTTATGAAGATGGCGTTGATAATGCTTCTTATATTTTTAATTCTTCAAATGCAGTAGTTGAAAGCATAAGTGATATAGTTTTTGGAACGGGTTCTGGCGTAGTAAGAAACAGTTTAAAATCTAATTATTACTCAGGAAATACTCCTATCTTTTCTAACTACGGATCTACTGGTATTCAGTGGGAGGATCATACGCTATATATTGATAATTATTATTCTTTGCCGCTGGGAACGTATCCAACAAATATTGATTCAAAATATGTAACAGAAGTAAGAATTCCAAAAGGCGTATCGACTGGTCCAGAGCTTTACTTCGTTTATACTTACGAAACATCAAGCAATTCTTTCATAATTAAACCTAGCGGCGGTCAATACTCTGGAAGCATTTATACTGGTACATATACTGGCGCACGTTATAATCCTGCTGGTTTTATTTCATTAGAGTATGATAATTTAGGCGCTGGTTCTGCAACTGATCCCGGTGTTGGAAATTTAAAAAGCGATTTGGCGCTTTCAGCAAGTGCGCTTACAGAAATTTATGTAGATAGTGTCGATTATAATGGTTTAAATTTTACAGATTGGCAACCGCTTATTGCTAGTACTCAATATTATATAAAAGTATCTAAAAAAACAGATTCTTCTGTTTATAGAATCTTTTACGTTGTTGACGTTTTAGTAAATGGTGGCTGGTATACAATTCAAGTAACTAACTACGATCAAAAAAACATTTCTTCTTTTGCGACAAGCGATCAAATATTAATTACTCCTTATAGTATTTATCCTTCGACTACAAGTTATGAAACTGGTGTTTTATTGGCAAAAAGAATAACAGGATCTTCTAATTTTGTTTTTTCACAATTTGAGCCAAATGTTAAAATACCAATTAAACCTAATAAGAATTACGAAATAAAAACCCGCGCATCTTATCAAGATGGTAGCGTTTCGAATTTCTCAGATACAATAAGATTTGTTTCTGGTCAAGTATATGATTTAGTAACTGGAGTTACTAATAACAAATATGTTATTGATGGTAATGGAATTAGTGGTTATATACCTAAATTTACAGATGCTGATAGCATAGGAACTGGAACATTATATTATAGTGGTAGCAATAATATTGTTTTTACAGAATTACCAAATACAACAGCTTCTACTGGTTTATATTCATTGGTGGTAGAAGATAACATAATCAAAAGACAGATAATTACTGGTACTGGTGGTGGTAGTGGCGGATCAAGTGGAACATCTGGAACATCTGGTACATCTGGTAATTCTGCAACTAATGGAACTTCTGGTTCTTCTGGCGTTTCTGGAACTTATGGTTCAAGTGGAACTAGTGGTAGCAGTGGTAGTTCTGGCACTTCTGGCACTTCTG